GGCCGCGGTCTCGACCTCGGCGACGGCCGGGGTGTCGCTGTAGCGGGAGAGCTCGGCGTCGACCTGCGCGACCCGGGCCTTGAGGCCCCGGGATTCCAGGTTGGCGCGCTCGACCTGCAGCGCGGCGATGTACTCGGCTCGGGCGCTCATCAGTGCGCCACCACCAGCGGGCAGGCCGCGATCGCGGTCGGGGTCGCGATGGTCGCCGGTGCGGTCGTGGTCAGGGCGGAGCCCGAGGTCTGCGCCAGGACCTTGTCCGTGGACAGCAGGCCCGTGGACACCCCGGCGCGACCGAAGGTGGCACCGACCAGGCTCGGGGGCGTGGTGGCCTTGACCATGATCGCGGCGTAGTAGACGCCCGACACGGCGATCTGCTGCGCGCTCGCCAGGGCGAGGTCCTTGACGGTGTCGGCGGCCCAGGCGGTCGTGGTCTGGTCGGCGGTCTGCGAGAGCAGGTTGCCGCTGGGGTCGTAGAGCGCGAACCACCAGTTGGTCGGGGTGCCCGCGGCGGTGGCGCCGGAGCGGAACGCGAGGCTGGCGATGCGGTCACCGGCCTGCAGGTTGACCGCGACGGACGTCATCACCTGGGTGGTGAGTGCTGCGGTGTCCGACGTGGCGTCGCGACGGTCGAGGTTGTAGCGGGCCAGGACGCCGACGCCGCCGGCGGCGGCCTGGACGTCGGACTTGGGCGGGTAGCCGCCGCTGACCAGAGGCATGGTGATGAACCCTTCGACGGGTGGGGGTTGGGGGTGACCCACCCCCCGACACCGAGGCCGGGGGGTGGGTCAGGTCGGCTAGAAGCCCGCGGTCGGGATCACGCCGGTGCCGCTGATGACCGAGATCGACTCGGGGCGGCGGTTGCCCATGAAGGCGACGTAGTTGTAGACCTGCAGGCGGACCTGCATCGTGCCCGACAGGACCTCGGACAGGACCCGCGTGCGCAGGCTGCCCTCCCAGAGGTACAGGTCGTTGAAGCGCGCCGTGATGACGCGCGTCTCGTTCGTGCCACCACCGAGGTTGCTCGGGATGTTGCCGTCCAGGTACGCCGGCAGGCCGTAGGTGAACACACCCGCCGGGCCGTCGGCCTCGAGCGCGCCGCCGTCGGCCGCGTTGTTGAACGCGGTCGCCGAGGGCACGATGAGCGGCCGGTTCGTCGTGTCGAGCTGGGACATCGCCCAGTACCACATCGACGGGGTGAGCACGACCGCGGTGGCCGGCATCTTGCGGCCGGTCGCGACCTTGGACGCCGACTGGAGCAGCGGCACCCACATCTCCGGGAGCGTCGGGGACGCGTCGGTGTAGGTCACCGAGTTGATCGAGCCGACGTTCAGGATGCCGGTGACCTGGCCGGACGAGCCGGAGCCCGAGATGACCTGGACGTCCAGGCGCTGGTTGTAGTCCGCGATGAGGTCGGCGAAGACGATCTCATCGAACGACACCGGGGACTGGTCCAGCAGCTGCAGGGCGATGTCCTGCTGACCGGCGATGGTGCGGACCGGCGCCGACACGGAGGTGTCGGTGAGGTCCGTGGAGGTGACCGAACCGGCGTCGGCGGTCTGGATGCCGGTCGCGGTGCCGGTGGCGATCTTGGGCAGGTTGATGGAGTCCGTGCCCGAGGGCAGGGCCATCGTGCGGCACAGGTTCGCCGTGGTCCGACCGAACCGGGGGAGGTCGACGTACTCGTCGACCAGCCACAGCGGCGGGACGAAGTTGCCGCCCTGGCCGTCGGTGCGGTTGGGGTTCACGCGCTTCTCGAACGCGTTGTCCCGAGCGCGGCGGCCGTAGCCGTCGCGGGTGAGCTCGCGCTCGGTCTGCTCGAACGCGGCCGCGTCGCGACGCGCCTCGCGGGCGGGCAGCTCGACCTCGAGCTCGCGGGCGTGACGCTCCTGACGGGCACGGGCCTCGGCCACGCCGCCGTCGCCGTCGCCACGGCCGAGCTGGACGCGAGCCATGTCCAGGAAGTACGAGTGGCGCGCGGCCGGGTCGTACACGCGGGGCTCGCTGGTGATCGTCGCGACCGGGGTGGTGCCCCGGCGCTGGTCGCCCGCGGCGGTCTTGGCGCGGCGCGCCTCCTCCTCGACGAGCTGGGCCTCGCGCTCCTCGAGCCGGGTGCGCTCGGTGGCCAGGGCCTGGTAGCGGGCGGTCTCGTCGTCGGTCAGCGCGAGGCGCTGCTCGGCGGAGACGCCGTCGTTGATGCCCTGGATCTCACCGGCGATTGCGGCCAGTCGAGCCCGGAGCTCCTTGAGCGGGTCCATGGGGACTCCTCCTTGTGGAGTGGTGGGTGGGTGCTGGTCGCCTGCGCGTCAGGTGGTGTCCCAGGTGGTGACCGCGGTGCGGCTCCGGCGTGGGGTCCGGCGTGGGTGCATGGCGAAGACCCGCGCGCCCGATGGGCGGCGGGTGGTCTCGGGGTGGGTCAGGCGATGCGGCGGGCGTCCTCGAGCAGCTGCATCCGCGCGAGGGACATGCCCGTCGGCTCGGTCGACTGCGACTCCTGGTCGCCGTCGCTCCCGTCGCCGTCCGGCACGGTGTCGTCGTCGGGGTTCGGCACGCCCATCAGCTCGGCGAGCAGCGGCTGCGCGTCGTCCAGGGCGTCGTCCGCGTCCGCGATGAGGTCGAGCACGGCCTGCAAGGTGTCCATCGTCGCGGACGACAGGGCCTTACCGGCGCGCGTCTCGCTGCGGACCATGTCGCCGACCAGCGCGGGGATGCGGGTGCGAAGCAGCGACTGCGCGGCGCGCTTGCGCAGGGTGGTCGTGCCGGTCGTGGCGGGGTTGGCGGGCCAGGTGACGACCGAGGCGTCCCCGCCGTCCATGTCGACCTCGAGGATGTCGCGCTGCTCGTAGTCCGGGGACCACATCTGGCGCACGACCCAGAACGCGAACGACATCGCGTCGAGCTCTCCGGCCTCCATCGCGGACTGCACCTTGAACACGTCCGAGCGGCGGGCGTCGAGCTCCGCCTCGCACCACAGGCCGGTCAAGCCGTGCTCCGCGGTCGTGTCCTCGGCCAAGCGCATCGTGCCCGCCTTGGTGCGGGCCATCGGGACCGAGTCCCAGTCGTGGTTGACGCAGAAGATCACGTCGGGGTTCTGCGACAGCGTCTGGGTGAAGCAGCCCGCGCGCATGACCTCGGTGTACGGCCCGAGCCAGTCGCACATCTCGAATGGCGCCTCGGTGACCGAGGCGTACCCGGAGAACAGCAGGCGCTCCCCGCCAGTGCCATCGGGCTTGGCCCGCAGCTCGACGTGCTGGAACGGCAGGTCCAGCGTGTTCGACCCCTGCGCCTGACGGACCAGGGCGCGCAGGGCGCGGGTCTCACCGGCCAGGACGCGCTCCTCGAGCTCGCGGGTGAGCACGCCGCCGGCGCGCACCTTCACCGACGATCGCTTCACGGCGTACCTCCATCGGTCTTCGGGTCGACGGGCGGGAGCCCGGTGTTGGGGTCGATGAGCGGGGGGACCGAGGAGTTGGTGTTGAACGGGATGTTGTAGTCCGCGCCATCGGCACCGGGGATCGCATCCCAGCCCTCGTCGGCGCGAATCTCGTTCCGGTTCCGCACGCCGGTCAGGCGGTGGATCTGCGCGATCTGCGCCCGCTCCAGGGCGGAGGCGCGCAGAAGGGCGTTGAAGTTGAACCAGGTCCAGGAGCGGTCACCGCCCGGGATCATGGCGTCCCAAACCTGCTCGATCGCGGTGGAGATCGGAAGGATCGTGTGCGTCAGGTATCCCTTGTCGATCGCCTCGAGGCCCTTGCCGCCGCCCTGCGAGGCGTTGTCGACGATGGCGTGGATGCGCTGGAACGGGACACCGAACCAGCCGCAGATCTCCTCCCGAGAGAACGCGCGAGTCTGGAGGAACTGGGCGTTCTCCGGCGCGATCGCCATCTGCTTCCACGTCGCCCCGCCGAACAGGACCGCTGGCCGGTGTGCGTTCTGCACTCCGCCGTGCCCGGCTTCCCAGGCGTCCTTGACCTCGCGAGCCTTGCGACGGTCTCCCTGCCCTGGGACCTCGATCACTCCGCCGGGCGTCGCGCCCTGGCGGAAGAAGTTCCCGCCGAACGCCGCGACGTCGCCCGCGAGCTGGAACATGATCCGCTGGTAGGAGATCGGGTCCAGGCCGTCCAGCGCGCCGGGGAGCATGATGCCGGGGATGTGCTTGATCTCGCCCGGGCCGAACCACATGCCGTTGATGCGGAACTGTTTGCGGCCGTTGTAGATCCCGACCTGGACCCGGTCGGGGTGCATGACGGACACCTGGGTCGGGAAGCCGCCCTCAGTGTCGTCGACCGCCAGGAAGGCGCGACCTCGCAGGGCGCGGGAGATGACGATCTGACCCATGCCGGCGGCCACGGACATGTCCGGCCCGAAGGGCTGGGCGACGATTCGTGGCTGGTCGTCGATCCGGTGCTTCACTCCGTCCTTGTCGCCAGTGAACGCGCCGAAAGGCAGGATGCCGAAGTCATCGAACAGGACCTTCGTGCAGGTCATCACGGTCGATACCGACAGGGCCGTGGCCTCCGTGACGTTCCCGTATCCGAGGGTGCCGCCGGCCGAGCTGTTGGGCGGAATGGACGAGTCGCCGAACTGCCCTGCGGCTCGCACAGTGGCACGCGCGTTGCGCACGGCGCGGGAGATGAGATCCACGATCAGTCCTCATCCTGGGCGTCGGGCGTCCGGCGCCACCGGGCCGGGAGCGGGAGCGGAGCGTCAGCGAAGGCGAACCCGAGCAGGATCACCGCACATGCGGCCACGAGCAGCGCGAGACCGATGCTGACGGTCGCCGCCGCGGCGACGAACAGGACGAGGCCCAGGATCTGCAGCAGGATGCCCATCGCTCAGTCCTCCTCGTCGGGGTCGCCGTGCAGGTGTCCGCAGTCCAGGCACTCGGCCGAGTCCTCAGGGAGGTCGACGGTGCACACGCAGTCCAGGTCCGTGCAGTTGCCGATCGAGCCGAGGTGGAACACGACATCGGTCACGTCCACCTCCGCCGCCAGGCCGATGAGGGAGAACGTCACGGCGTACAGCGGTGACATGTCCGTCTCGACGTTGCGCCGAGCCCACGCCCACGCGTCGCCCACGGTGCGCTTGCGCGCGGCCTTCACGGCGGCGTTCAGAGCACCCTCGTCGCGATGACGGAGGCCCGCCTCCTTGACCAAGTTCAGGAACCTCCCGCAGCCCTGAACGAGCTCGCGGACCGTGACCTCGTGGAACTCGACACCAGCGGCGCGAAGGTCTGGGACCAGGGCACCGGCCGGCCCCCCCGAGTCAACGACGATCACGCGCGGGTGCCACCGTCGCTGCAGCTCAGCCAACCGTCCAGCCACCCAGTCGGTGCCGGGACGAGACTCGACGACAGCGACGTGCGGCAGCCCGTCCGCCCGGTTGCCCGCAACGCCGATCGACGCCGATCCATCAGGCGATACGTCCAGCCCGAATGCCATCGGTCCGACGAGGGCGGAGTCGTGGTCGCCGCAGCGTGCCCACGACTGCTCGGGAACCAGGCTTTCCGTCGCCAGCGACGGCTTGGGGACCCACATGTTCAGGTAGGCCCGCTGGAAGTCCGCGACCCCGAGACTCTCGAGCTCGCCGCGGATGTCGTCGATGTCGATCGTGTGGCCCAGCGCGGGCATCGTTGCGCGCCACACGTCCTCGTCCAATGGGTCGCTGTCCTCGGGCGCGGACCATTCGAAGTAGGCGACTCGTGACGGCTCACCAGTAGCCAGGCGAGCGCGGCCGCTCGCGATCTTCGGCTCGAGGAACGGCGACTCGCCCAACCAGCCGGCGGTGGACACGACCCACAACTGGGTCGAAGGCCGGGTGATCATCGCGGGCCGGAACGCCTGCTCGAGGCGACCGTCGCGCTGCGCGAACGCCTCGTCGATGTACGCCTCGTCCAAGGTGCCGCCGTGGCCGGCCGATTCGGTGTTCGCGTCGATGCCGAACCGTGAGCCGTTCTGGAACCGGATGTGCTCGTTCCCGTTGGACTTGTGCACGCGCACCATGCGCTTGAAGGTGCGCGAGTGCTCCAGGTCGGCTGCGTAGTCCTCTTCCCACTTCTCGCGCGCCTTGATCCGCGTCTGCGCGGTGTAGACCACGCGCTGTCGCGGGCCGAAGAACCCCGTCGCCGTGCATCGATGCACCGACTTGGCGAGCACGAGTGTCGACTTCCCGGACTGGCGGGGAACTGTCAGATCGACCTCGCCGTAGACCAGCCGCCCGGTCGCCTCGTCAACCTCGAGCGCGACGTCCAGAACGAGACGTTGCCACGGCATCAGCGGCTTCCCGAGCCGCCGGGCGACCTCCGCGACTGCTGGCCCGAGCGTTGGGCGTTCGAGGTTTCGCGGTGTCGAGAACCGGGGTGGACAGCTCAGCGTCAAGGTCGTCGTCATCCGCCACTCCGAGTCGGGCGAGCTCGACGAGGTTCGCCCGCAGCTCGCGGTTCACGGCGGCGATGGCCAGGCCGGCTCCGGCATCGAGCGCGCGAGCGAGG